CTTCAATGGAGTCCATCTTATAGTACTTACCGTGTTTGAATCCAAAGAATTTCTGTTGAACACCAGGAGAGATAACAGCAGTATCACCAACATTAGCAATAGCTAGTGATGCTTCACTCTGTATATCTTCACCATTTAAGAACTCCTTCTTAGACATCTCAACCTGTATACGGTTAGGATTAGGGAAATCTTGTGTTATTGTTAGTAGATAATTTTTCCGATTAAACGCAGTTTCTTTAATCGTATTAAGAACAATACTGAATAGTGTGTTGATAGCAGATTCAACCTGTGCACATTGAGGTATTGAGTCTTTAGTAATTGTCAGATCTCTATTAGCAGTTAGAGAACTATAAACAATAGGCCATCTCTCTGGAATAGTTCTAGCTACACCAGATTCAAATGTAGTTGGGTTCTGTACAGCATTCTCAATTAGACCCACAAATGTATCAACAGCAGATTCAACCTGTGCACATTCGTTAGACTCCTTGGTAATACTAAGATCTTTAATCTGTATTAAACCGTGTGTTCCAACTGCATTAACTGTGTTGTTACGTATAATGTTAGCAAGAATAGTCTTAAGATGTCCCATTACATTCAACACCTCAGGTACTGAGTGCTGAATATGCTCTAAGTATCCATCTCTATCGATGAATAGATCAGCAGCATCCCAAACCTTGTTGTTACCACCATACTGGAGGTTCCATACAATTGCTTCTAGAATATCCTTAACGTCATCAACACAATCACCAAGTGCATCGTGTGATGATGCTCTAGGATAGGTATGAGTTGTAGCGTGATCATCCATACCACAAGTTAATGTGATAGTGTCAGGGAAGAACTTAAATCCTGTATGTCTACCTAATCTATGTGTACCAACGTCCATCAACATATCACCTGTTTCAGGATCATATGTAAGAATAGATGGTTCGTAAGGTAATGGTTCAGATTTACCAACGTGTACTGTAATAGTAGTAGCATCTACAGATTTAACTACAATAGATCTACCATATACAGGATCACCAACTCTAGGATATGAATGAGGAGTTTCATTCGCATCCATAGCACATCTCATTATAATGCTATTGGCCAGAATAGTAATAGTGTTGGATGTAGTAATAGAGTGACCACTACCAAGAGTAAGCACCATATCACCAGTGGATGCATCGTACGCAACATCTGTTGGCTTGAATTTCGCACCCGTGTTAACAGTAATAGCATCGTCTAACGCCCTATCGAAAGTATGAGTGTAACTACCACCTGTAATCAATGATGCCTTCTTAACACTATTAGGAAGAGCACTTTGGAATACGTGGTTAGTAGTATTGCTTGATGGTACAGTTGTATTAACTGTTATTTCAAATTGATTTAAAGAAGTATTGCTTATCTGGAACCAACCATCAGATGCCCAGTCTTTCTTATGTTTAATCGCATTTGCGACTCCTGAGACAAAGGTATGATCAGTAACATTAGTAGAAGGAAGGATGTCTAATACTGTAACATCAAAAGCATTACCAGTAGCATTAGAAATCTCTAGCCATCTGTTACTTGGATAGTCTGTATACCTAGGATAAGGATGCTGTGATGAATTAGTATCTTCAAGACAAGTAAATGTCAACGCACCATCGTCAAACTTGATCCAATCACCATTAGATAAGTTGTGTGCAACAGTTGTACGTACTGATAGTACACCTGTACTAGGATCATAGGTAGTACCTGTATCAGCAGTAAACATATCCGTTATTGCTCTAGGATATGCGTGATCATCAGCCTGTCCATTCTCATCACAACGGAATGTGACAGCACCGATATCTAATTTAACCCAGTCTCCATCACTATATCCGTGATCTGCAATGGTAAGTATCATCTTACCATCATTAGGAGTATAGACAGCATTAGTAGGTGTCTTACCTACCTGTGGTACAAACTGATGAGGACTATCATTAGAAGACTTACCGATATTAGTTACGATAACACCGTCTTGTCTGATAATACCATTAGTATAAGCAGAAACAAATGTATGATCAGTTTCATTACTGGATGGTATAGTTGTTAAGCACTGTATCTCAAATGTATTAGGTGTAACATTTGATACCTCTACCCACTTATCACTAATTGGGTCAGTAGATCTTGGATATGCGTGATTAGTCTGGTTACCATCTTCATCACAAGTAAATGTAAGTGAATGATCCATCAACTTGATGTAATCACCATCTGTTAGACCGTGACCATATGTTGTAACAGCATTAGAACCAGAACCTTGGAATGTATGAGGGAAGTTATGACTAATAGTACCTTGTCCACCATTTACATTAACTGTAATACTTGTAGCATCCTTCTTAAGGACAGGTAGCCAAGTGTCATAGGCATAATCAGCACCACTTGTAGTATTAGCACCTGCTGCTCTAGGATATGTCTTAGTTTGTGTAACTCCATTAAATTCACAACTGAATGATAGTGAATCAGCAGTAAGTTTGATCTTATCGTAGCAAGTTAAACTGTGTGCACCGATAGTCAACTGCATATCACCAGATGCAGGACTATAAGCAGCATCAGTTACAGTAAATTGATATGTAGGTACTGTTAGTTGTACTACTCCAGTATCAGGAGCATATACAGCATTAGTAGCAGTAAGAGGTGTACCTTCATACTTGATATAAGCAGCATCATCATAATATGGATCAGCAATTATACCTACTCCAACCTTGATAGGTGTAGAAGAACTAACGAATGTATGAGTATAATTACCTCCACTGACAACTGCTCCACCAGTAGCACTAATGAAGGTGTGAGGGTAGTTATGACTGATAGCACCTTGACCACCATTAACGTTAATGGTAATTGTAGTTGCATCTGCTGATATAATGTCTAATGCAGTGTCGTATGCATAGTCTTCACCATTAGGTGTGTTAGCACCAGAAGCACGAGGGTATGTTCTCTGTGCTACACCACCATTATCACACTCAAACAGCAATGAATCGGTAGTTAACTTGATAGCGGTACCGACTGCTAGACTATGTGAACCAATTGTCAATACCATCTCACCTGTAACAGGATCATATGTAGCATTTGATACATTATGATTGACTAGAGGTGTAGTACCAACATTAACAGTAATGGTATTAGAAGTAGTTGCTGTGATAGAAAGATTCTTACCACTAACAGGATCTGTTGCTCTTGGATATTGCTTAGGTGAACTATTACCATCCATTGCACAGTTGAAAGTCAAGGCCCCATCAGGGATCTGGACTAACTCACCTGTAGTGAATGAATGAGGTCCAATATTCATTTCTAATAGACCGTCAGCTGGTGTGTAAGTTGCATCAGTTACACTACGCAAGTTACCAGTAGCCATTCTTGCTACTGATTCCTCAGCAACGAAAGTCTTATTATCTTTTATTAGTTTTGCAGCATCAATGAATGTATTTGCTACAGGGTTGTCGATATTATAAGGATCAGCATATACACCTATAGAATTAGCTAATGCACTCTTGAATGTATGAGCATAGTTACCACCAGAAATGATAGAATCAGCAGCAGCACTTATAAACTTATGAGTATATCCACCACCACTAATAACTGCACCAGGAAGTGCATCTACAAATGTATGAGGTGTAACATTAGTAGAAGGTGCTACATTAAGGATATTAATAGTAATAGATGTACTAGTTACTGACTTAATATTGATTGCTGTATCATAGAATGGATCCACCTTCTGTTTGATACCATCAGCTGTAGCAGAAACAAATACGTGTGTATCAGTATTGGTAGAAGGAATTGCATCAAGAACAGTTACTGTGAATGTATCAGTTGTAACATTTGATACCTTTAACCATCTATCGCTAGGATAATCTGTTGATCTAGGATATGTTTTTGCTTGACCATTACTTCCAATACCAACATTAACTGTAATTGTTGTAGCATCAACAGCATCGATAGCTATCGCTGTGTTGTATACAGGGTCAGTTGTACGTGGGTATGTGTGGACAGTTGCGTGACTGTCTGCATCACAAGTGAATGAAAGTGAATTAGCAGCAATAGTAATAGTGTCGCTGGTTGTTAGAGAATGAGTTCCTATTGTAAGGATCAATTCTCCTGTACCAAAGTTATAGTCTGCTCCAATAACATTGAAGTTGTTTCCACCAGAGGAAACAGCATCGATAGCAGTACCACCAACGTAGGTATGAGTACCAGCACCATATGTGCAAGTTAATGTGAGTGAATTATCTTCAAACTTAATCCAGTCACCATCTGCCATATTATGTGCAGCTGTTGTTGTAACAAGCATCTCACCAGTTACAGGATTATATGAAGTTCCAGTAGTAGCAGTATGACTATAGGTATCTGGTCTAGGATATGACTTATTACCAGAACCGTGAGTACAACTAAAGATTAAAGAACTGTCTCGTAACTTAATACTTGTATTTGTTCCTAATGTATGAGCACCAATAGTCAACTCCATATCACCTGTAACAGGATCATAGGTAGCATCTGACACATCGTGGTTAACTAGAGGTGTTTGACCAACCTGTAGTGTAATCGTACCTTTCTCAAGTTCAATACCATCAGTAAGAGCACTTACAAATGTATGTGTATCAAGGTTAGAAGAAGGAAGAGTGTCTAAGCACTGTATATCAAATGTATTTGAAGTTACATTAGAGATAGGAATAAACTTACCACTAATAGGATCGGTAGCACGTGGGTATGCAGAACCAGGAGAACTTACACCAACGTTAACAGTGATAGTGGTACCACCTACTGCTTTAATAGCAATTGGTCTATTGTATGCTGGATCTGTTGATCTAGGATAAGAATGGTCAGTTGCAAAGTTGTCTTCGTCACATCTGAATACTAATGAACCACCAGCTATAGTAACTGTATCTACAATAGTAAGACTATGAGCACCAATAGTTAATGATAAGTCACCGTTAGTTGGATTGTAAGAAGCATTAGTAACATTAAATGATGCACCACCTGTGACAGTTACAGCATTGGTTGCAGTACCACCAACATAGTTGTGAGTTCCACCACCATAGGTACAACTAAAGGTTAAAGCACCGTCAGCAAGTTTAACTTTATCACCAGCTTCAAATCCGTGGTCTGTAACCTGAATTGTAACAATACCTGTTGTAGGATTATAGCTAGCAGTCTCTGCTGTATGGAATGTAGATCCAGTACTTACAATATTAAATGCTTTGTCGTAGAAAGGATCAGTTGTTCTTGGATAAGTCTTAACTGAGTCTCTATGATCCATCTCACACTTGAATGAGAGGGAGTTAGGAGCAATCTTAACAGCAGTATTAGGAGAAAGATTATGAGAACCAATATCAAGTGTCATAAGACCCGTTGTTGGATCATATGAACCGTCTGTTGGTGTATGTGTGATATTAGATGTTGTACCTACGTTAACAGTAACTGTATCATCTGTTGCCTGAGTAATAGCAAGGGTTGATCTGTATGCAGGATCTCCTTGTCTTGGATATGTCTTATCGGATGTCTGTCCATCCATATCACAACTCCAAGTCATCGAGTTATCAGCAATCGTTATGAAGTCTGATGTAGTAAGCTCGTGATTTGGTATGGTTAGTACTAGTGTACCACTAGCAGCAGAGTAAGTAGCATCTGTAGGTTTCAATCTGAAGTCAGATGCAGCTGCTCTCTGGAAATCATATAGATTGTCTATACCAAACTTATTACGTACTGCAAGGATAACCATATCCTTCAAATACTTCATAGACCATAGAGTTGCCTCTACTTCACCTTCAATGTGCTTAATACCACTATTAGGATCTGAAGGATCTAAAAGATACTCTTTAGCAGCATCAAATGTATTACTGTTACCACCTTGAATAAGGTCATCTGCCATTGCTCTCAAGACAGACTTAAGGTCAACAATACACTGATTTCTTCCTAGACCTGGATATTGGAAATACTCAGGTGCAAATTTACTTGTATTGTCTAATATGAATACTGCTTCCTCTGCTAGTACAGCAGCGTTATTATCAATGATATTTGCAGCATCTAGGAATCTATTATCCGAGAAATACCTCTTAGCTACAATTTCACCTCTAGCACCAGAAGTTTGTCCAACAACATAGTCATTTACTAGCCAGTTCGTTGCATCACCAATTTCTAGTTCTACAACTTTACCAACCTGTCTAGGTGCTTCTGTAAAGGTTATTTTACCATTTCCAGGATTAGTTGTTAAAGTAAAGGCAACATCGGGTTCCTGAATAACACCATCTAAAGAAACGTATAAATGGTCTCCATCTACAATAGGAATACCTAAATCGAATTCTGTAGTAGTACCATCGAATAGAGAAGTGATATTGTTCGCTTCTCGCATATATTCAGCATTATTCGCATCATCTTGGAATTTCATCGACTTTCCATAGAAAGTCACGCCTGGTACAAATATACCAGTAGCAGGATCAACATATGGTCCTAATGGTGCAGAAGCGAATGTAATTGTAGATCCAGCAACTGTATACGCAGTATCGGGATCCTGAAGAACACCGTCCAATGTAACGATTAATTGAGTTGCTCTGAACGGAACAAGCACCTCATTGATATCTTTCTTGAATAATGTAAATTGAGTCGTACCAGTGATTGTACCATCTGCTTGAACAGCACCATCGAAGGCTGGTGAGATTGCTAGGTCAAATACTTCAATTTCAACGTTATTCTGTTCACTATAGTTAATAGTTCCCTTACCACGTTGTTTGGACATAGAATCGACTCTAACGTGAGATTGAGTGATTCTTCTAGACTTATGAGAACAAGTAACACCTAAAACGCCAGGTTCGATGATACTCATCACCGCACCGTAGCCATTGTCCTTTGTGCCACTTTGAGGAGTGTCTATAGTGTCTGGTTGTGTTCCATCACCTTCAGACTCAATTAAGACTTCTCCAAAGAGGTTAAATCCAGCAGGATGGGTAAAACGCTTAACAAAGTCTCTCCAGTCGTTAATAGAGACTGTAGACTTAACTACGTAAGAATAATCTTGATAATAGACTCCATCTTGGACTTTCTGAGAAACAGCACTTAATTTACTTCTATCACTTGAATATGAACCAACTGAAGTACTTGTAGGTCCAATTTGCGGAGTTATGTTAGCTACGTAGATAACTTGAATACTTGCGGTAGCACGAAGTGTCTCACCGTAGATTTGATACCTAGAATCGAATTTTCCGTAAATACCCTTCAAACGAAGAATATTCATTCCATCAACCCAATAATCAACTCTACCTGAAGCAATCATATCTCCAGCTAAGTTTCTTTGCGTTATTAGCTCTCCATTCAAGAATGCCTTGTCGGGCATATCTTTTAGAGTCATAACAATGGGTGGATTGACCTGAGGGATCAAAGTTGGGTCATTATTGAAGTCTTTACCCGAAGAAATGATTTCTAGGGTAGCTAACTTACCAATATCGGTTCCTTGGGCAAATAACTTAACATCAGACTCATAAAGACGTAAAGTAGTCGTATCTGCGTAATTAAGTCCTTCATCAATCGGAATAATACGAGAAACCGATCCATCTGCTCTTAATTCGATCGTAAACTTAGCATTTGCTCCATCACCCTTATTTTCAAGCAATACAACGGGTTTAGAGTAATTTAATCCAGTATCTGTAACTGTAACTGATGTAATACGTCCATCAGTAAGATTAACAGTAAATGCACCTCTGAAACGCTTGTTTAAGAAGACACCAGGCACTTGAGGTGGCATTGTATAGTTTTTACCACCACTAATGACTTTAACCCTCTTAATCGCTCCTACAGCGTATAGAGAGTCGGTATAATATTGAACATTCGTAAATCCTTCATTTTGAGGAGTCTGCTTTAACCTATAAGCAAATTCAAACTCATATCCATAGAATACAGCGTGCTTACCTGCAAATGGATCTTCTACAAGAGTAAAGAACTGATCTTCAGCATCGATCTTCCCAGCTACCTCTCCATAGTAGATTTTGGTAGGAATATCTAGTACAGGTGTACTATTCCAAGTAGTACCGTCTATTGGTATACCATATCCAAGTTGGAACGTACTAAATGACCCAGTATTACCTGGTTTAACAGTTGACTGGTACGCTTGTACTAATTCAGTAGTTCTATAGACGTTTTCATAGAATTTAAGATTTCTATTGACTAATGATGGATCAGAAGTATCAAAAAGATAACGATAAGTCTTTTGACACTCAATACTGATATTTCTATTCCATTCTGTCTGTCCATCCTTCCTAAATCTAAATCTTAAGGAAGTAGGTTCAACACTAGCAATAGAAACCTGTTTATTAGGTGTACTACCATCTAAGAAGGTAGAAGTAGTGTCAATTGTTGTATCTCCTTCATTTAAGTAATAAACAATTAACTTATGAGTCTCAGGATCATATGAATCAATCCAAGCATTGTTTCCACTGAATGATACATTGGAATCCTTATTGAATCTGTAAATATTTGTTATAAGTTCGACATCTACACCCTCGATATGATCTTCTGCTTCAGTTCCATTAACACCACGTATAACAGTTAGGAAATTACCTGTAACATTAGTGATCTGACATTCTTCATCAGTGATTTTAATAATATCATCTTTAGAGTAGCCAGAACCACTGGTTACTGTTATGACAGTATCAGTTTTGGCACAACCAGCAGCATCTACAAAGAATGTAGCCTCTTGACTATTGACATTACCACCTAGAAGACTAGATTGTATAGTTACTACATTACCATACTCATATCCATCTCCTTTAGTAATGATTTGAGCACTAACAACGTGTCCACCAGCATCAGTAGTAACAGTAAGGGTTGCAGCAGATCCTGTACCAGATGAATTGGTAACATTAAGTCCATTAAAGGTTGTACTAGGAGTAAACCCACTACCAGCATTAATAATACTAACTCTAGCTATCCCAGATCCATTGATCTGACTGACTTTTGAAGGTTCGTTTAATTGTACAGTATGATACTTCTTAGTCTCAACATAATACTTCTGAGTAGAGATAGAAGAATCAGGTTGAACTGTAACAATAACATCATCACCGACTGCTAAACCGTGTCTGACGTTATCTGTCCTTAAAACTGCAATATTATCTTCAACTTCTAGAAGTTTAAATCCTTTAGATAGAGATCTAACGTTAACGATGGTTGCAGCACTAGTATTGACTTGACAACCATTACCAACTGCAAAAAATCCCAAATCTACATATTGATCTTCAGGTATAGTAACTGTATTACCATCAATGTCTGTTGTAGTAAGTTGATTGGGGTTAGCAGGCTGTAATTCGACAATAACAGTATTCTTGTCTACAACATTACGTAAAACCTTACCAATAGCTACTTCGTGTGCTACACCAGAAGATTGTTGAGTAAATACGACACTATCACCAACTGCTGCTAATACAGTGTTATCAAAAGTGATATTGTAAATCTCAGTTGTAGAATCAACTGTATCAGTAAGATTGAAGGTACCTGTAACATTTTTTACAACAAACTGTGATGTTTCTTCAATTAGACCAATTACAGTAGCTGTAGCACCAGTATTGTTCTGAGTTAGTGAAGAATTGTGATTTAAGTAAAGATTCCTGTCACAAGTGAAATAATTGTTCTTTGGAGTGTTACAAGACAAAGATGCAACTTGCTGACCTTGAATTTGGTCTACAGCAGCAAATAATCCATCCCCATTGTCATTAATGGAATTATCGACATATAGAACGTCTTCATTCGTGAAATTGAAAGAAGACTGATGAACTTCGATATCTGTGATTGGTCCATACTCAATTCCGCTAACTCTAGACGTTAAGAGCTCTCCAGTGTCTGCTGTAGCGTTTACAGTCCTTCTACGGACTCCATCTGGCAACCATTTCTGTTTTGACTTAGTTTTCCAGTTTTCTTCAACAGGAACATTGTAAAATGCCTCTCCAATCGAATATGGGAACGTAGGAGACTCACTATCGTCTGTAGTTAAGAAATAAGCGTATATACCGTTTGGAAATTCGGGTGTAGTGCAAAAACGACCATTATTAGCATCTAGTGTACCTAATCTTTCAATAAACTCATAATCATTAGTAAAACGACCTAATGAGAAGGTATTTGTGTCTGGAGCGTTAGATCCTCTTGATGCTTTAAGTCTCCAGCTGGATTCCATCCTTTTAATAGTAGGATTCGCAGCAGTAACATCTTGATATGGATCTTCATAGCCAAAACTACCATATATCGGATTTCCGTCATACGCCCAACCTAATATTGGAGAATGACTGTTATTAGAGAGTGGGTTACCCTGACCATCAACATTATCCTGTCTTAAAATCTTTAAAGAGGTAGGAGCAACGATATGACCATATGCATAACCATAATTAGGGTCATTTGCAATTTCTACGATACCAGCAGCGTTTCCGTTGTCTACGGACATCTCCAAGTACCTATTATACTGCCATCTAGTCAAAACAGCAGTTGCTGAAGCAGTTCTAGACTTAGGTACTAGTGTGACAGTTGTAGAACCTTCCTCATAGTCAAATCCACCAGATTGTTGAGTGAATCCAGTGATCTTACCTGTTGCAGTGTCTATTTGGCAAGTATAGAACGCACCTTTACCTTTTCCACTTGCATCGTAGATAAAAACATCAGGTGGTTCCGTGTAATTGCTTCCAGCGTCTATAATCTCAGCATTTTGGTTTACAGAAAGATAAATGTTCGCAATTTCACCTTGCTGAATCAAAACAGTAAATTGTCCACCAGATCCAGAGGTAAATTCAACTGTAGGAGCAGTTGTGTATCCAGAACCTTGATTTGTGACGTTTACAGCTATGACTTCTCCAATTCCATTGATCTCTGCTTCTGCTGTGGCAGTTCCATCAATAATAACCTTTGGTGGTACGCTATAATTCCTTCCTCTGTCTGTAATCTCGATTTTTTCGAGTAAACCAAAATCTAGACCTCTTGATGACTTGTAATTGTATAATGGAACTCCATTAACCATTATACCAACCTCTTCTGAGGTTGTTATCTCTTTTGTGCTTGCATTTACTGGTTCTCTAGGAAGAATCTTTAAATGCTCTTGATCTTCAGGTACTTTTATGTTGTCAAATGGTCCTATAGCATAAGATGGGAATCCAGAAGACGCAATATAGTAATTTTCAGCATCTCTATAGATTGCAGAGACATCTGAAAGAATTTTATCCTTAATATTGTTAGTTCCTACGTTACTAGGGTCAGAACCTGATAACTTACTAAAGTTTTGATTGACAATCCACTCATTTGACATTGGAAGGTCATCTTGGAATCCAGATGCCTTAAATTCAACCATATTGTTGAATGAGACATAAGGAATACCACCACTAGCTACATCAAAGTAGTTGTCTGCGGTTTCATCGTACTCTAGACCAGAACTTGCCTCTGGTTCGATACCTTCAGAGGTTAATCCTGATACAAGACCATAGATACGAAGTTCTATTTCCTTACGGACTCCATTTTCAGTATAAAAACCTGAAAGGTTGTTTTTTGTAAATGCTCTTACACCTTTCTCGTGGCTATAGAGTTGTTTGTTGTCAGAATTGACTGCATCCCTCTCTTTAATGATAAATTGAGTCGCAGTCTTACTACTATAGGTAATTTCTTCATTACCAATGATTACACGACCATCTTTCTCTGGAAATCCAATAGTAGAGAACACATCGATGCGATCTCCAAGTCCAGCATTAACAGAAACGTCATTCATAAGGAATGTACGACGTGCAATAGCAAATACACCCTCTTTACTACCAGGTGAGATAGTTAAAGTGTACTGTAGACTACCTTGATAAGGTTCACCGACGATATTGTCGATAATTGCACTAGCAGCAGTTAATTCAGGGTTATATGGATCGGGAGATTGAATAATCTCATTACCAACGATCTGTCTAATGTCTCCAGATATAACTTCGCACACTAATAGCTCTTTACTGTTCCATCCAGACTCAGAACTCTTATATACGTTCTCTTTTGGATAGATGATGTCAGGTTTGACACTAAACAGCATCTGGAAGATGAACTCCAATGACTGTGGTGTACCTTTGACGTTATAGAAGTCTTTTATCCTCTTAACTAAGAGGTTCTTATTCGTTTGATCTCTAAGATAAGGATATGGGAAACCACTAGTATATTGTTCTTCGTAATTCTTGATTAAAGCAGCCAATAGAAGGTTGCTTAGGTTGTTGACAACTGCAAACTGCTTATGAACAGCAGCAACTGACTCTACAAAGTTGATTGGTTCATATAAGTCACCAACTTTGGTTTTTGCACTATAGCCACGGACACAATTCCAGAAAATAGTGTCTGTTTTAGATTCATACAGGAAGATTTCCTGATCAATCATTATCATCCCATTATTATCAGGGAATCCATCAGTCGAATCGACTGTAATGTTTATATTATCAGTACCTAGAGGTATTTCTATATCTAAACTTGCTGTCTTAACAAGAATCTCAGGTGAGAATGTATCTACATCAAGATATCTCTCGAAATTGTTAAGAATATCCTGTGGTCCTTCACTTATTGATAATGCTTCATAATATTTGGACAGGAAATTCGTAACGAGGGGATAATCCTCGACAACAAAATCAGGTAACTGACTTTCGATCAGTGCTGCTAGACTTGGACCTGCCATTTATCAGATAAGTGCTTCTTGGGTGATCAGGAATACGCTAGATTGCAAATCAAGACTTAGATATGCTTCCCGATATGCGTATATATCTTTGTTTGTTGGACTGACACGAAGTTCAATCCTACCATCATCATAAGTTCCTTTGATTATATTTAACCGATTCAACATTACCTCTCCTTTACTATAATCAATGGTTCCTTGCTGTGCATTGAGGACAAATCGACTTTGTGTTGTAGGATCGATCTTGTATAGGTAAACATTACCTTTTTGATCGTCTGCTAAGTAGACGATATCACTTGGATACCCAGCTACTACAAAGCCACTGCTCTGTACAGAAGGATTTGAGCATCCACTCTTAACTACGTTCTGATAACAAATCTCATATTGAGTAACAGTGTTCAATACAGGAATGAAATCCTTCCTTAGTTTGATTTCTGTCTCATTAGATGTAATTGATTCATCGGTAGCATCAATAATACCAACGATACGACTATATTTAAACCTACCATTGAATTTCTCAAGATCTGAGGTACTTCTATAGGTAGTTAATGAATTAATTACTGCTGCTTTCAACTCAGACTCATTCAAAGTCGTTTTAGACTTGTTATAATAGATGTTTGAGTTTAATTCAACGTATGTAATAGAAGGATCGACGATTTCAGGGGTAACTGATACCACAGCATACTTTTTAAGGTCTGTAGATATCAAATTCTTGGTATACGCACTTAATTTAGTAGCGTAACTGGGTTTTACGACGATTTTAACCTTTCCGTATTCTGGAGGGCTAGCATCTTCTCCACCAAAACAAACGATGTCAGCAATCGCAGGGAAAATACGACGGATAATGGATTCGTAGTCATCTGCGGTAACTGCTCTATTTTGTGTGTTGAAAAATTTCGGAGCATTACGCTTAATTGAGTCAACCGTTTCAAGGGATTCACCTCCAGACGCTGCTGTAGTAGTTGTTAAAGTAATCGTAGGTGCATAATCATTCCCACCTACCTGATCCTCCAATACAGCACCGTAAGAGAAGACTCTAGCAGCGTTTGCAGCAGCACCATTAGTGGTAATATATGAAACTTCGATATAATTGTTAGTTTCTAGTTTGTTACCTAGAATACCATCTCCAAAGATGATCTCATAACGCTCATCTTCACCTTCTTGTAAGAAGAAGATTTGTGATGTACCATCAAAACCAATAATATCATCAGCTAGTCGATACTCGACCACACTAGTACTATTAAATGTTGGTCTAACAGTAACTTTGAGAGTGCTCGTGTCAATTCCTGCGTTTTGTAGGATAAACCTTTGAGGAATGGCAGCGTTGAATGTGAAAGTCTCAATAACATAGTTTCCCTCCTTAATTTCTACATCCTGAAATTCTGCAACT